TTTTGTTCTAGTTGTTGGACTTCCTAAACTATCAATGTAACTTGTTGCTACTGCTCCTAATTCTATTTGTGCATTTCTAACATCTCCGCTAACTGTATTTATTAACGTACCACTTGAAGCAGTAAAAGTTAAACTAACTCTATCATTATAACTTGTGCCTACTAAAGAGCCTACATAACTACCACTAAAAGTAATTGTTCCAGTACCGTAAAATGTAACCGTGTAACTAGAAGCGGTTGTTGTAACAGATTGTGTTACTAATGTAGCACTATTTATATATAAATTAGTTGATTGTTTCTCTAAAAGCAATTTAGGACAATTTCCACCACTATAATCTAATCTTGGTGTGTTCACTTCAGTAACCACAATTAAACCATTTTTGTTTACTCTAGTACCTTGTGTGGTTCTTGAAAATGAAAAATCCCCACTGCCATCAGTTGGTAATACGCTATAAACTTTATTTGTGTTATATGCGCTTGGTATTAAAGCTATTGTAGGTTTAACGCTCATCTTTATATTTGCTTATTCTTGATATTTTATCAGATATTAATTTAACTTCCTTATTTCTTTTTAAATAAATCTCTAATTTCTTTATATTATCTATCTTTGGCTTGTATGTTCTTTTATCTGTCATATAATGTACATTATGTTAAACATACCAACCTCCAGTAAAATTAACATCCTTGTCTGGATACATCTCACCTTGCTTATTGTTACTATACTCTTTATATAAAACAGAGTTATTACACATATAATCTAAAAATCTTTTAGTATAAAATTCAGCATAATTTCTTGTTTTTTGTATCAAATATTCAACTTCATCTTTATTTGCTAAATCTGAATTTTCGCTAACGTGCTTATAAACACCTCCATTATTAACTTGGAACATAGAGAATGGTAAATATGCCTCTTGAGTAAACCATATTAACATATCCCTAACATATTCATCAAGAAGAAATTTATAGTCTGCATTTTCTGGAAGTTCTATATCAGAACTAACTATTAAGTCCATTAATTTATTATACAGAGTTCCTCCCAAATAATTTTGTATATGAGTGTCTTGAGCTACTTCAATGTATTGTAATAACTTACCACTATCTACATTTCCATCTATTATAGACTTCTTCTTTAGAAGATTAACTGTTATGAATAATACTTTTACCGCCATATATTTATGTTTTTGATGTTGGATAAGCACCTCTATTCTCCATATCTATTGGTCTTATAGGTGTTTCAGTTGGATTATTAGGCTCTATGAAATCATCTTTAGGAGTTACTTGCTTCCCTCCTATCTTTTTATAAACTCTCAACTCCCAAAGATGATGACAATTTTTACCGCCCTTATATTTTAACAAACTATAATTTTGTTTGTTATGACCTAATTCTTTATTTACACCTCTAAAAGACATTATATTTATGTCCTCCTTTCTAAACACAATATTGTTAGATGTGAAGTTTTCCATATGCTTACAAAACTTTCTACTATCTTTAGAGTTTCTAATAGGACTATAAGCATATCTAACTTTATAAACACCATTATCTTGAGATGAATCATCATTAGGATTAGCTTCAGATAGATTATTAGGCATTTTAAAGGTTGTTTCAGCGTCTTTTACGAACTCTGAATGTATCAGCTCCCATTCATCAGTAATAAGCTCTCCAAGACTCTCTAATTGAGTTAGCATATCATCTCCACTTTCATCAGAAAAATCAATATTCTCTTGTGATGATAATTTCTCTCCAGTTTCTTCTTCTCTTTTTACTTTTGTAGAGATGTTGTCTAATTCCGTAAACTCTATCGGTTGTAACGTAACAAAATAAAGATTTAATACTATCTTGTTGAATAATAATACTTCCTCAAAAGCATATAATAACTCATCTTGAATAGGTCTTATTATTACATTATCCATTAGTACAGATGCAGTTCTTAATTCCTCTGCATTATTACCAAAACCAGTATTATCTTTAATACCTAATAATATTGGAGATACAATACCGTGTCCTAACATAATCTTTTCTCTAGCCTCATCAGACATAAACTGATATTGTGCGTGAGCATCTGGTAAATGTATAGGCATTAACTCTGCTTGAGTTTCTTTAGATTCATTAAAAGCTAATATAAACTTACCAGCATTAGAACTTCCACTAAACTTATCATATATCTTTCTTTCTATAATAGCTTGAGCCTCCTCTGTTGGAACACCATTATTGAAATTTACAAGTAAACTAGGTTGCAGACCATTTTTAATGTTGTTTATATGGTAATTAGAAACTTCAGACTCTAATGAACAATACTGTAAACACCCATTATAATCAACTGGAGCATAATAATAAAAACCACTTCTATAAGGTTTTATAATATATAACTCATTTGTTTGTTTATTTGAACCATTACGAAATGTAGGTATTCTTTTTGGTTCATCTGAAGTTTTTATGTCTTTCCAATTAGGATGATAATAGTAAGCAGAAATAATACCATCTTTATTTGCTTTTTCAGCTCTCAAAGTTTCCATTGGGAAGTGTGAAATCCTCAATATTTTAGTCTTGCTTTTATTATATGTAATTTGCATAGCAGCTTGACCTAACATCTTATAATCGTGAACAATTCTTTTTACTTGTTTACCATTAAATAAAGATTTCATTTGAAGATACTCATTAGGTCTACTCATTCTATCAGTAGACTCTAATCCTCTACCATAAACCATATCTATAATACCGTTAATACACCTAGAATTAGTTGGAGAACCTAAATATTTCTCTATTAAATTCTGAAAATAATTATTATCATCTCCGTAAGATACCCAATCTCTATTGTATTCTTCTTTAACTATCGGTGTTTGATAGGAAGATAAATTTAATAACCTAATATTGTTTTTATTATTCATATAAGAAAGTATATTCGCTACTATAATCAGACTCTAAATAATCAGATTCAGTACCCATATTCGTTTTAAAAGTGATTAAATCTCTAAACAAAGGAATCGCAGTTTCTGTTTCTCCAGCGTGTCCTTGTTTAAATATATATATAGATAAAAGAGTGTTTTCATTAATTGAATTATAAAAGTCTAATTGTTCATCAATAGTTATGTCTAACTTTACCGCCATTCTAAACTCCGAAACAATACTTATTCTAGTTAAATCTGTTATAATTAATTCAACATCAGTATCCTTATTAGTTAAACTAATATTATATGTTTGCTCTGAATCCCTACCCATATAATTAAAGTCAATATATGGTAATCTATTTATATCTGAAATTGTCATACTATTATAACAATATTTAGTTGTTTTTGTTTTATATAAAATAGAAAAGCCTCAATTAAGAGGCTATTCGTACTTGATTTTCAATCCTTTATTAAGGGTTTATTACAGTAGCACTTACTGTAAATCCAGCTACATCATCCATTATTGCAGAATCAATAAATAAGGCTGGAGATTTCTCTTTACCTTCAAATGTAAGATTGTAACCATTCATATCTCCCATTGCACCTCCAGTAGTTGTTCCAACTGAAACTTCACAACCATTTTGGTAACCAGCTATTCTAAAATTACCATTGTAATCCTCAATAATAATGTGAGGTCTACCATAAGATAATAATTTTAACATTTGTTGAGAAGGAGCATCTTGCTTCTTTAAAGCAAAAGTACCAGATTGAGTCCAAAATGAAGTTCCAGCATCTCTACTGTTTTCATTTGATTCATCAAAAGTATTAGAATCTCCTCTTACTTCAAATTTATAAACATCAACTGCTGAAGCTAAAGCAGTTATTACACCATCTACATCTATTGTAGCAGTATCGTATATCGTTGAATCAAAATTAGCTACATATAAGTTTCTAATTCCACCAACCCCATCTTTACAAGCCTCTGTACGACCAGTATCTATAATATCACACGCCATTTCTATATATTTTTATATTGTTAATTATTAATTTATTATAATATATAGGGCAAGATAAACTTACCCTATATTATTATTTTATAATTATGCTGGAGTGTAAAGAACAATCTCTGAACCAATACCATAATTTACAGTAGCAGTATAACGTAAAACTATTCTAACGTTCTGTGAACCATCGATTTCTGATAAATCAATTACTTTAGCTTCATTTTTATCATTAAATAATCCGCAACCATACATTAAGTTTCCACTTTGTGCAGCCATCATATAATTACTAGCCATTCCGTTAGCCATAAATACTGGAACACCATCAAAAGATAAAGAACCATTATTGTACCATTGAGTACCTTTAGCATCAGTACCAGCCGCACCTAAACCAGCAGCACCAAACCCTCCTAAAGCACGTACATACGCTCTAATTACGTTTGGAGCAAGGTATAACTTTAAATCTTCTTTACCATATACTTCTTGAGGAATAGCATCTACCAACTTGCCTAATTCATCAATAACATTAAGAGCAGTTACAGTAGTTCCAACTACATCTACAACTGTTGCATCAGCAGTAGCTAAAGCTACAAAACCATCAAATTGACCAGCTCCATCTACACCTTGCCAAATAGTAGTTTCTATCTTTTCAGCAACCTTTCCGATTACGTGTCCTAAAAGATACTCTTGAAATGATGGAGGTAAGTTATCCATAGCAGAATAACCCATAGAAATGGCATCAAAGTCGCTCCTGAAATCTGATTTACAAAGTTGTAGGTTTACTTGAAACTCTTTAGGCTCTAGGTAACGTTCTCCTAAAGTAATCGTGTCTGTTGCTGCGAAATCACAAGAACCATCAGCTACTAAATCAGTAGTTGATAAAGTTTTAATCACTTCTTTGAATTTCACATTTTGCTTGATAGTAACACCACCTTTATCTAGTGTGTTCGCAGAAAGCAAAGCTGCCGAGATAAAACCTTGTAGTTTTTCTCCAGCATAAGTTGTTGTTATTGATGTTGTTGTTGCCATAATTTAATTTAATTTTTATTTTTATTTATTTCCGAATAATTTTGAGAATACTCTGTCTGTTGTTGTTTTTGGTCTATTTTGAGAAAATAAAACTTGTTTTTTCTCATCAATAAGGCTCTCTGGAGAATGAGTAATCTCTTTTACTTCTTCAGAAAGTTCAATTTCATTTTGTTCACTCAATTCAGAAGGAACTTCTTTTTTGTATTCCTTTTGCATTTCAGTTATAGAAGAAATCATCTCTATAATTTCAGACTTCAAAGACATTAATTCTTCTTTAGTTGCAAATTCATCATTTTTGACTTCATCCACAGTTTCAGATTCATCAATAGATTCATCAATTACTTTTTCGTCTGCTAATTCTGTGACTTCATCGGAAACTTCATCTAAAACCTCTGCTTGAGATTCTAACTCTACATTTCCTTCTGTCGATTCGATAACTACATCTTTATTTTCATCTTCTGCTAATTCAACATTTGTTTCTTTAGCGTTAGAATGAAAAACATCTTGTAGCTTCTCTAAAATTTCAGTAGCTTTCATATTTAACATTTATTTAATTATTATTATAACAAGTTATTGTAAATACTGTTACATTTTTACTACGGAATAGTAATTAAACAACCATTCCATAAAGCGGTTATATTATTTTCAGCATTAACCTCTAAAGATATAGAACCATCTAAAATAGCATCTCCTATGTAAAAATTATAAAGACTTACTGATGATACAGTTGTTGCATTTTTATAGTGTTTAAAGTCAAATTCAGAAGTGTAAACGGTTGCACCTAAACTATCTTTAAATTTTACTCTATAAGTAACATTTGTATTATTAGATAATACAGTAATTGTGTTGTCTAGCCTTAATGTTACAACAGTTCCTAAAGGTATGTTTGCTAATCTAACTTCATCTCCGCTAAACATTGAAGAACAATAGTATGGCTTGTAGCTTGTTTCTGTTAAAGTTCCTAAACCGTTATTTGTTAATTTAGTCCAAACACCAGCAGTTATATTTTGATGTGTAACACTACTATTATTATAATCAGCAAAAGAACCGTTAGATTTTACAAATTCGGTTGTTAATT